CTCTTCCTCACCCTCCTGCGCGCTCTTTATCGTTAAATTTTTTCAGTTTTTAAGTACTTCATTTCAACCGCCAGCTAGCGCCCTATATAAGGCTTTTAGCAGATCAAAGATCTGAAAGGATCGTGATTAATTTCACTGTTTTACAGTTTAAGCGCATGTAATTCGTGAGGAATTTAAAATAATAAAAAGATTAAACAATAACTTAGCCCGTTTACGTGAGGTTTTAAGGATCAAAGTACTTTTTATGATTGATAATAAAATAATGATAAAACAATGGCTTAATTAAAAACAAAACTGAAATTTAAAAACTTGTTTATTTAAGGAGAAGTGAGTAGCTTAGTATATTAATTCATCATATTTTAAAAAAGGAATTTTAATGAATCCGTTTGACCCATTTAATATAAATGCAAACATACCAAAGTCTACGTTCTTAGCACCACCACCAATACCAAAAAATTACAATTTAGCTTCAGAGTTTCATCATAGATTGATTACTTGGATAAATGATTTTCATCGAGATTTAGATGATGAGCATGAAGTTGGCGCACAGTTAGTTAATTTTGGGCAATCTATTACATTTCATATTGAAGATATAGGATATTGGGACCCATCATTAATTTCATTCATCGGAAAGAATGAATACGGGGAAACAATCAAACTTGTACAACATGTTTCACAAATAAGTATTTTATTAATAGGACTAAAAAGAACTAATTTAGATCAACCTAAAAGACCAATAGGTTTTGCTAGTTGGGAAGAGTACGACACAAAAATAAGAGATTAATTTAAATTAGTCTCTAAACTTATCGTGTAATTTATGCGGGAATAATTGCGTATAAACTTGCCATAAAATATTTAAATTACGGTGGCCTGTTACTTGGGCCACTTCTTCAATTGAATAACCTTTCTCAAATAATCGGCTCGCACCTTCTCGGCGTAAATCGTGATAGCGCAAATCCTCAATACCCAAAGAATTGCGCACCCGTTGAAAACCAGCTGTAACCGATCGTGAGTTATACGGAAATATTAACTCATCATTTCTAGGTTGTTTTATAGCAATATCAAATGAACCAGCCAGCAAAGGAACTATCATGTGGTTGCCTTCTTTTTTACGCGGGTCTTTTCTATCGCGGACTAAAATAGTTTTGTGATCTTCGTTTAAATCTTCCCAGCGCAGTTTGCAAACTTCACCAATACGCATACAGGTTAAAATACTAAAATCTAAAATATCTGAAAAAGGAATGCGTACTTTACCGTTTGGCCTGTAGTTCATGCGTTCCTTTAAGCCTTCACGCAATTTATCTAATTCATTATCGGTAGGGCGGCGTGTTCGTTTTTGGCTTTTGCCAACTAACCCCATTTCAATTAGCACCGGCACTGCGTCTTCAAATATTTTATGGTTAGCATCAATGTTCCATACTGGCCCCGCCTTTTTCATAACGCTGCGCAAATATGCAATATCATGATAAATAGTCGCTGGCCCTGCACCAGCGCTACGCCTATTTTTACAATGCTCTATCAAATCACTAGTGCGTAACTCATTTGATAAAACCGATGCTATATCGCAATCAATCAGCATCTTAATAACAAATTGCTTAGTGCGTCCGGTAGCATTCCATAAATCATGATTTTCATAATACATGTTCATCAGGGTGCCTAGGGTGACCGCTTGTTTTGTTTCAGTCACCCTCGATTGCTCAATATCGCTAACTTGTTTCTTGCCCCAACTCTCAGCCAACACTCTTTTACTGAATGTTTTACTTTCATTGTGTATAATCTTACCCTTAGATTTCTCGCGTACTACGCATTTGTAGCGGTAGTCGCCCGAAGCAAGACGGCGTTTTTCGATATTATATGAAGCCATTTTTTAACCCTAAGTTATTGAACAGTCCAACCCCATGAGGGTGACTATAGGGTGACTGTATATCGAAACTCGCGGCAATTCAAGGCAATTCAAGGCAATTCAGACTATATGAGTAACACACTAAATAAGGGCTCTAGCCCAGTAATGGCAAGTAATGCAGGGTTTAGGCGGTTTAGCGTGGCACCTATGCTTGATTGGACTGATAAGTAAGTTTTTAGAGGTTTTAAGTAACACAAGGGTCCCCATTGGGGGACTAAAAATTCTAGGGGCAGATTTCGGTCACCCTAGTAAATTACTTGTTCTATGCATTTTAATTGACTGGCCAACAATACCTTCCACGTTATATTCATCATGTTCTGTTAAAGGTGGATGCTCATATTCGGTAGCTGCTTTGTAATCAGGCACCTTAAATCCTCAAATTTATATTATTATCACTCAGTAAGTTGCTGTTTTATATTTAAAATACTATTATGTTATGCAGCAATATTATGGAATTTACGTTAAATACCATTTAGGTATTTTAAATTTACTCAGGAGTTGAAATATGAAAGTAGCATTAATAAGTTCTTTAGTTGGGGCTTGTGCTTTTCTATCTGGTTGTGGAAATACAACATCAGATAGTTGGTATGATTATGGTAACGGAATGATTAATCTTGAAAATGTTACTCATATACAGGGGGTAATTAGTTTATCATATTATCAAGACGCTAATGGCAATAAAGAATTATGCAAAGGCCAGGGCGGAGGTGGGAGCTGGGATAATCCTCTTACAAGTAATGATGTTGATATTATTATTGATACATTAGAAAACGTTGTTGGTAATGAATGCTTCAGAAAGGTTAAAGTTTCTAGTAATATTAAATTTGATAATTTCACACTTAACTTATTTGAGTATAAAAAGGTATCAAAAGAAAACTTAGGTAAAGTTAAAGATGATCTGGGTGATGCCTTAAGTTCATATAATTCGGTACTGTAGAATATATTTGATAATTATAAGCCCGCTTAATGCGGGTTTTTTAATGCTCAAAAACTTTAACCTAACAAATTACTCGTTCTATGCATTCTAATCGACTGGCCAACAACACCTTCAACGTTGTATTCATCATGCTCAGTTATTTTTACCGCTGGGTGATCGGGGTTAGCAGATAACAGCCGGTTGTTTTTTAAGTCGGCTATTTTACAAACGAACAGTCCATTTAAAGCAGCTACGATTATATCGCCGTGTTTAACCTTTGCGGCTCTATCAATAATCAATAAATCCCCGCTGAAAATCCCAACACCTTCCATACTGTTGCCACTGGCACGGCCAATAAAAGTAGCGTCAGTTATAAAGCTGTTATCTAAATCGTTTTCTAGCTCTTTTATGCCAGGCCCCACATCTACATTAGAAATAATCACCAAATAAACCACTCAAAAAAAATAATTTAAATTAATTTTAGCCCTATTTAAGCCAATATTAAAAAAATGTTCGGAAGATTTTTTTAATTTAAACAAAATACGTAAGTTATTGCCAACTCTAAAAGTAAAGTTGATTTTCCCCAATTTCAAGCTACAAAATGGTGTAAATATTTACACCAATAAAGCCTTTTAAATCAATTTGTTCGAAAGTTTTAACTGGTTACTTATACAGTATTATTTATTGCTATTATCATTTTTATCATTACAATGAAATTGACTCCTAAACAGAGCTCTTTTAACAAAAAAAGGATTAAGTTATGAACAAGCAACACGTAAACGGAAAATCAGTACTTTTATCAGCGCAGGTAAGTGGTGGTGAAGATACTCAGGACAATGGCGGCGGTGGCGGTGGGGTAGAGCCACCAAAATTAAACTAAGCCAGCACAAATTATTAACCAGCATTATTGCTGGTTAATTACACCACCAAGGAAAACACATGATTGATTTTATAACTGCTACAGACTGGACAATAAGAGCGCTAGAAGTACTTATTATTCTTTATTTACTAGTAACGCTTAACAAGCATCGCTTAGCGTTATTTTTTGGTGGTAAAAGTAATTTAAAATCAATTGATGATCACACAATGCATTCATGCTTTATTGCTGCACTTACAGTAATGGTATTTCACTTTGTAAGCTCAAGCCTGGCTCAATACATAATTACAATAGAAATGAGCAAGCTAGCACTAAGGCAGTTTTTTTACTTCACCATGTTTAGTTGCTCTATGGCATTTGTCATAGCGTTATTCTTTATGCATAACATTAGAGGTTGCACGTTTTCAACAACTGCGCGGCTTTGTTTATATCTTGCATTAGCTCAATCGGTTGTGCAGCTAATACAATTTATCATGCGTGGCCTGCTAGATAGCAGCATGCTGTCACCAGCTTATAGCTTTAGTGTAGTGGCACTTAACATATTATCGCTCGGCGTAGTTGCTATTTACCCAGCTAAAAAATTTACTGGCCTACTAACAAAAGAGGGAATTTAAATGCCGTTACTCATAGTTATGTTTATCTGTTTAACAATGGCCTTGTGTATAACTGGGGTCGCAATAGTGCGCGGCCAAAACACAACAGGCATAGAAACTATACTTAAACATAAAATAAAACACTATATGCCAGAGGGAACAGCAGCCCACCAAGACGATTACGGCGTAGCGTATTCAATAGTGATGGATTTAGGCGCCACAATAGAACGCACAGATAACTGGGATAAAATAGAATCAATGAATGTGGTACACAAACGTGCCACTATGTTTAGAAACCAAGCACTTAAAAAGCCAACCAACTTACCACCCGCACAAGAACGGCCAGTATTCAAACTTGTTAAATAACCCGCTAATGCGGGTTTTTAAATATTCGAGATATAAAAGTAGGTTTTTCTTCCTCTTTTTTGGGTACTTCGTGTTCTTTAAAAAGGTCTTTATAGCCAAAGTCATGCAAGCTAGCGTGTACAATTTCTCTAATGGGGATAGTTATTAAAAACCTTGCGCCATCATCTTCTTCATTTTTAAGGAGGTAATCAAAGATAGGTTGATAGTCAGTTACCAGTTCAAGACGCAATTCATCATCACACCTATAACCACTCTTAAAAGGTAGCACCATAATATCATTAAGATGTTTGGCTCCATGAAATGCGTAGCCAACATAAACTTTTCTATTTGATAAAGTGAATGCTATCGGTATTCCTGTCTCATTACTTAAAAAGAATAGGCTAGAAAATTCAGATAAATCATCTGTATCAGCTATCTTACTGTAAGCACCGTACATTACATCTGTTTTAGTTGATTTTGAAAAGAGCATTGCAAGCAGCAAAAATATCCATGGGGTTACGAAAGCAAGTGACAATGCAATGAGAGAAACCTGAACAAAGTTTAGAAACCAAAAAGGTACATGGATTGACGGAGCAATATCATTGAAAATATTAATCAATAAAGGGCTTAAAAACCCAACAAAAAAATAGCTGTTGGAATCTGAGTTACACAGCCAATATAAAACAAAAGCTAAAACAAAAATACCGCTGCCATAACAAGCTGAAAGTAAAAAAGTATGATAGCCGTTAGACTTACTGAACTTTGGCGAAGTGAAATGACTATTTTTACAAAAAATATAACCAACAATTGAAATTAGTAAGATAATAAAAACGGTAGGTTTAACCATATAATTCCCTTTAAAAAAAAAGAGCCTTTAGGCTCTTTCTTCATTGCGTATATAATCAATCTGTCGTTTAACTTCATCACTTTTTCTAAATGACTCCATATCAACTTTAAATGATCCATTCTTACGCACAATCATTCTTATCTCATTATTTTTGCTTTCTTCTACACCAGGAGCAAAAATATCAGCTAGATAAACTCTTAACTGTTCCAACATAAAGCCTCCTTAGTAAGATGCTAACAATGGACTTACATATTTATACAAATATACATTTGTTTAAATGTTTACCGTGTAAATGAATATAACTTTGCAGTGGGTACTTTGCAATGATCGCAGGCGCGTGAATCGCCGCGAATCGCCGCGAATCGCCATGAATACAGGTTTTGCGCGTTATATAATATTTAGTTATATATACCGTGTAAAACAGGCAATAACAGTAAATAGCAGTAAATAACGGCATAACTTGTTAAATCATGAATGATAAATTAATGTACAGGCCTACATTAAGGAAAATAAAAGGAACAAAAATGGTTAAAGTAGTTGGTTGGGCTTTAGGTGTGTTGGCAATCGCCAGTGTAGGAATGCATTTTGATAATGGCGAAGTACTAGCAGGCATTATAAGCTTTTTCGCTATTGGCTTTTTAATACCGCCTTTGCTCAATAAAATAAACGCAGCATCGAAAAAAGCTGCCGAAGAAAAAGGAAAGCCAGATAAACCGCTAACGCAAAAGTCAGCAAATATATTTGGGGTTGTTTTAATAATCATCGCTGCGTTTATTGGCAGTGGAAGTAATTCAGAGACAGAAATAGCAGCAGGCGTACAAGGGACGAGCGGAAAAGAATGGTACGTCCATGATATTAAAATAAGCTATGGCGAAATGAATGGGAAAAATTGGGAAAGTTATACAAGCGATCAAAAGCTAGCTATTTCTGCTAACGTTCTTGCGCATTTTTGGACAGAGAAAACGCTTTCGCCAAACATTATGAATAGCATTCAAAATATGGATGACTTAAAGCCATATGCTAAAGAGCTAACCGCTGCGTTGGATGAATTTTATTTAGCGGGTGATAAACAAATAACAGCTAATCAATCGCTCTCAGAATCTTCTGTGATAATTTTAAAATTAATGAAATGGATTTAATTTAGTATATAACCACTAAAAAGCCCGCTTAATGCGGCTTTTTTATGCTGTTTTTTGGCTATTTACGGGCTTGCTTGCGCGGGCGTCAATCACAGGCTTTAAGTCTTTTAGTAATAACCTGCCGCAGTCGTTAATATCAAACTCTTTATCAGGATTTTTCACAAACCAACCAAGAATAAAAAACATCGCTAATGACTGAGTCGATTTTGCAATAAATTGCTCATCAAACTCTTCCTCGTTTAACAAACCTAATTCATCAATAGAATCGCCTGGTGCAAACTGTCCAGCGGCTGGGTTTGTCTCGCCAGTCACTAACCACAAAGCATATTTTTTAAACTGCGGGTGATTAGCAATAGCAAGTAAGGATTGAGCTCCAACATCACGATTACCTGACTCGTACTTTTTGTACGAGCTAATACCAATACCTACCAGCTCAGAAAACTTAATTTGATTTAAACCAGTGGTGCCACGAATTAATTTTATTTTTTCGCCAAGTGATATTGACATGGTGCCTCTTTGTGATCTAAAGTTGCCATTCCATTAGTGCCACATACGGCACCTTTTTGATGTTTTGGGTTTTTGCTGTGTTCGTCTTTGCGATTTTAATAGCAAAAAGGCCTTTTAACTAACTAGGTTAGCATAAAAAGTACAAAAAATGGAACTGTACCCGGTGCTATTAAATACGATGAGGAAAAGAGAATGGATACTAAAAAATACCGCACAACCCTACTGGGCGAACCCATTAGCGAAAGTGAAAAGTTTTTAAGAGCTAAAGACATTACAGAGCTTTGCTGTATTTCTCGCGCCATGATTTACAAGCTAATGAGCGCGCATAAGTTTCCGCCAAGTCACCGTATAGCGGGTGACCGTGTAGTGTGGTTAGGGACTGACATTAACATTTGGCGCTCAATGACACCGGCTCACTTTCAAGATCAGTTTGGTGAGCAGCTAAAAGCGCAAGCAGAAGGCGCAGCCGCATGAACATGACCTTTGCACTTTTAGCGATATACAACACCCCAGCGGTGCCGCTTAAAGACATTTGTGAGGAATATTTAGGCCTTAAGTTTAAAACAGCCGAACAAAAAGCAAAGGCAGCGCAGTTGCCCATACCCACATTTAAAATTCGCGACTCAGAACGTGCACCCACCATGGTAAACGTAAACGACCTAGGCGCGTATTTACAGGCCCGTTACGACGCAGCCCAAAAAGAATGGCAAAGCGTTAATAACTAGGAGCAAAGGCAATGAGCACATATAAAGTATTTGACCAAGCCACGTATAACGCATTACCTAACTTAGCTGCCAAAGCTGAGTATTTACTTACGTGCAAAATAAGCACGAAAGACGCAGTTAACTGTCAATCAGTTGAATTTGAACCGTGCCTACAAGCCTTTGTTGGCGAGTTGCCATTACCTATTTACTGCCACGGCAACGAAAACCAAACCATACAAAAAGCCGTGTACTGGTTAAAAACACAAGCTTTATCTAAACCGCAGCAACAAGTACAAGAAGGGGTATAACCATGGCAAATGCATTAGTTAAACACACCGAGAACGCACAACCAGCGCCATTAAAAGCTGTAGAAGGGCGGCACATACCAAAAGGCTTAGCTGAAATAAAAGCGCTAATGAGCGATAGAACGCGTACACCAGCTTATGTGTTTAATGCCGTTTTAACTGCTAAGCAACGCAAATTAGTATGTATTGCTGCGGGGCTTAAACAGCGTCATGTAGAAATGAGCTTTTACCAGTTTAATTTTCAAGAGCGTGAAGCAGTGCGTAAAGGCATTTTAGCGTTACAAGACATTGTTGCCGCTTTTACTGACGCAAACATACTTGGTCGCGAAAACTTTGAAAGAACCCCGCCTAAGTTTGATGTTGTTCCGCATTTAGTTGAACAGTCAAAAACTGATTCACAAGCCCACTAAGGATTGTTCATGGCTAATTCAAAATTAACAGTAGAGCAAAGTAACGGTAGAGCGAAAATGGTCGTGGTTCACTCTGATACACAGAGCCAAGGCAAGCAACAAGCAAGAGTTCCGGCTTATAAGCTTTCAAAAGAGTTAAAAAATAACCGAATACTCAAAGATGCAATACTGCAAACCATTGGTTTTGTTGAATCAACAGGCGGTTGTGAAGAATCTATTCGCATGCTTAGAAAAGCACTTACAGAGGTGAATTCATGAGTTCACGAAATCGCGGTACGGTTAGCAATAAAGACGATTACTACGTAACACCTCACTGGTTAATTAGTGAGTTTTTAGACGCAGTAAACCCAGCAAGCCCACAGGCTAAAACGCCACTTGATTTAGGTAACGACATACTCGACCCAAGCGCTGGCGGGTGTGATAAATACCCGATGAGTTACCCCGTTGTATTAAATACGCATGGTTATTTTAATGTTGAAAGTTGGGATATTCGCACCGATAGCCGAGCCAGTAAAAAAGGGCACGATTTTTTAAGTTGTGAAGGCCAAGAGCAATACGACACCGTGATCACCAATCCGCCGTTTAGTATTTCTGAAGAATTTCTAAATAATGCGCTTACGTATGTTAAACCACACGGTTTAGTGATCATGCTGCAACGTGTTAATTGGCTAGGTACACAAAAGCGTTTTGAAATGTGGAAAACCATGCCGTTGCATTCTGTGTTTGTTCACCACAAACGCCCAGGCTTTAATCCTGAAAAGCCAAGTAAAACCGACTCAATAGAATACGCCCATTTTGTATTTTGCAAAACGGCTAAAGAAAACCTCACACCAAACCTGTTTGTAATTTAACCCCAAAGGACTACTAAAATGACCTCTATCAAAGACCAAGATCTATCTAAAAATCAGCTATTAGTTAAAAACATTGTTGAGCATGCTATCGACCAAGCCAACTTTACTATTAAAAATTTAAGTAAGCGCCCAACAGTTGCCATGCTAATGGAGTGCGAAAACTGCCTAACTGACTTTATGCCAGTGGTCAAACTTATTGCTGATGACTACATTGAATACGCGCCAATTTACGACCAAATGTGCGCCGCAATTGATGCCGTTCAAATGGGTGAAGATTTAGTTGAAATAGAGTTTGCATAAATGAGCATGTGGCCCATTGTAAACTTTGATGTATGTACAGCGGCTTTAACCTTGGTTAAGGCCGTTGACGACATTGAACACCGCACAACATTAGTAAACGGCCTTGGCCGTTTTACTGCGTACAGCCAATATAAAATGGTTAAGCAGTACCTTGCTAAAATTACCCCGCCGAGTGATGCCTGGTATAAAGACGAGCCCATAAACCCAAGCGAAAAAGCAAACGCTTGGTTTTATGATGAGCTTAAAACCGTACAGCACCGCATTGATGTAACCAACCTTAAGCTAAGTAAGTCGGCTAAAGCGGCACTTAAAAAAGTGCATAACAATAATATTCATAATTTTATTGTTAAAGATATTATTCAAAGCGGCCGTGCACCTAGCATACAAGCCAGCTTTGTGCGCCAAACAGCCAGTAATATGGAGTTTGCGAACAAGCAACGCCATGTAAAAAAGCCACAACTAGAGCCTAGCCAGCACTTACAGCAGCAGGTTGGCGAGCAGGTGTCTAAATCGGCTATGTCGGTTATTAATGCAATTGATGACGCAGAAGAGGTCGCCTTTGTTTACGACTGTTTAAGCAAAGTGCCTAAACCACTGCAAATGCGTGTAGCAAAACGCTTTATTGATAAATACAGCGCTAACCTTAAAAACGCAGGACAAACGCAAAACGAAACAAACGCGCAGTATAACGAGCGGCTAATTAATGCCAGCCGTAAACATTACGACTTTACGGGCAACAGCACGATACAAAGCAAAGTACAAGTTACCGTTACGGCCATTCGTAAGCAGCAAAAAGCTAACAGCTGGTTACGCCGCACGGTAAAAACATTAGCGCCGCGCTTAAAAATACTTAAGCACATTACCGATACTATGCCATTGCCTTGGCACATATTAGCCAATGCCGATAAAACCAAAAAGCATGCAAATGTATTGGCAATGCAAGTGGCCGAAATAATAGCCGACCTTGCAAAAGAGCAGCCCACGTGGGATGCAACAGACATTCACGCAAGCGTTAACGAATACGCCGCACAGTTTACTGTGCAATTGCAGTTTGCTGAAAAGGGCGATTACTTAACCGTACCCGATGCCGAAGTAGCGCTTTTAAAAGCGCAAGATCATAAGTGGTGGGCGCGTAAGCTTAAAACTATTCGTAGCCGTTACCTTGAGCATTTAGAAATTGCTACCGGCGAAGTAGGCCGCGATTTATTTACCAGCACCGATAAAAAAGGCGCTAAAACCACCAAGCGCCGTGGCATTAGTGCGTACTGTTCTAAACAAGCCGTGGCCGAATACACCACAAACCGCGAGCGCGGCCAGCGCTACCTAGAAAGCCTAGAATTAGTAAACGAGCAAAGCGATGTTATATCGCTAATGAAAGCGGTTGAGGCAGGCGTTGCTAACCCTGAAAACATGCGTAACGAATTAATGCTACGCATACGCGAAACCGAAGAACTAGCCGATGAAATGGGCTACACAGGTGGCTTTTATAACATTACAGCGCCGAGTCGTTTTCATGCAAACTCAAATAATTGGGATGGATCAACCCCAAAAGACGCCAGCCTTTATTTAAATAAACTTTACTCACAAGCACGCGCTAAATTAGACCGCGAAGAAATACCGTACTTTGGTATTCGTGTAGCTGAGCCGCATGCAGACGGTTGCACTCACTGGCACATGCTTTTATGGATGCCAGCACGTTACTACGACAAAGTTAACCACATACTACGCCGCTACTTTACCCGCGACGACCGTGAGGTATTTTTTCAGCGTTTTAAAAACCGCAAAGCATTACGCGCACGCTATACAAAAGCGCGCCGTATTTGGGGTTTAAATAAATCAAAAGGTATTTACACCCGCGAACCTAAAAAAGACTACACACCAAGCGGCCCACGTTATACCGCCATTAAAATGTTACCTGCAAAAGAAGATAAAGACGGCAAAAAAACAGGCGGGGCAGCTGCTTATGTTGCTAAGTATGTAAGTAAAAATATAGATGGCTTTGCACTGGCAAATGAATACGACGCCGAAACAGGCGAAAAGCTAACCCAAGCGGTTAACCCGGTTAAAGCATGGGCCAGCACGTGGGGCATTAGGCAATTTCAGTTTCAAAAATCACCTTCTATTACCATTTGGCGCGAGTTGCGCCGAGTGCGCGAAGAGGTACAAGGCAACGAGCAATTAGAACAAGTACGCCAAGCCGCCGACAAAGGCGACTTTAAAACCTTTGTTACTTTAATGGGTGGCTTTGGTATTGGTCGCGATGCTCGTTTTAAACCTGCCTACCAGCATACCGAATACGGCAACCAATACGCCGAATTTACTAAAACCCTAAAAGGCGTTGAAGACACCTTTGGGCTTTGTACGTTAGTGACTCGCGTTCATACCTGGTCTAAGCAAACCATAGGCACCTCAGCTAATAACAACACCACCGTAATTGGTGGGCAGGATGCTAACAACGTCGGCGCAGCCGACCTATCTTGGACTAGTGGGAATAATCGTACGCCTTTAGCTGTAGGGCATACAGACGAATTATTGCTAGATATGATCGGTTTTACAAAAAAACAGATCGCAAGCGTTAAAAAGGATCTGTTAGCAGGTAAGCGGGTTAAAAATAACGGCCTTATTTACCTAATAAAAGACGGCCATTTAGTCACATTAGACGAAAAAGCGCAGCGCCAAGAGCAGCGCCGCCTAGCTATTGACGAAATAGCCCGCACCGAAGCCAAAAAAGCCACCCCAGCAGCAGACGAGCAAACATCAGTACCGTGTAAAAATAAGATCAGTGACTTTACCCCAGCACAAATAAGCACCCTTAACCAAGGCGGTATTGTGGTTATTGGTAACCGCGTTTACCACCTGCAAGAGCGCGAACTGCACAGCTTTGAAAAGCTCGATATGGAAAAACCTAAAAAGCAAATAACGCTAAACCCAACAGAGCAACAGATTGCATATGCCCGTGAGCTATACGACTTAGCAACAATGTATGCCGAGCTTGATGGCCGAACCGCGCCATCAAGCACCCAATTTAAACACGGTCACGCTGATGTAATTGGCGACCTTGAAATGGCTAGGCTTGTTCTAGCTGGTGAAGCATCAGCAATCAGCGATAACGATTGGTGGTCAATCGACTTAATGGCGTAGGAGAAAATATGACTATTCAAATTTCAAAAGTGTTAATGCCGCGGGCATGTATTAGTTGCCAGGCGTTTTGCCCAAAAGGGTATGCAGAGGATCAGCACAGTCCGTTTATTACTAAATTCGATAAGCCCGCACCTAAAACCCAATACGGCCAGTGCGGTAAAACCAATAACAGCGTATTTGCTACTGAAATTTGCACCGGCTACCAGCAAGAACCTAACGCCGATGTGTTTGCAGTAACCAACAGACCACAACCAAAACAACAGGAGAAAACTAATGCTTTATAAAGATGAAATTGTTGTTGATAATTTTGCGGGCGGCGGCGGGGCATCAACTGGCATGGAGCTTGGTTTAAATCGTAAAGTTGATATTGCAATTAACCATGATCCCGCTGCAATTGATATGCACAAAGTAAATCACCCGGAAACAAAACACTATTGTGAGTCTGTTTGGGACGTTGACCCTGTAGAAGCCTGCGCAGGTCGGCCAGTTGGCTTGGCATGGTTTAGCCCAGACTGTAAGCATTTCAGTAAGGCGAAAGGTTCAACACCTGTTAATAAAGCTATTCGCGGCCTTGCTTGGGTGGTAGTTCGTTGGGCTGCGCTAGTGCCAATGCGTGTTTTTATGCTCGAAAATGTTGAAGAGTTTTTAACATGGGGTCCAGTAGTTGAAGAGTCACCAGGTGTTTTTAAACCATGCAAAGCCCGAAAGGGTGAAACGTTTAACGCATTTATAAAATGTATGACCACCGGCTTAAAGTTAGATCACCCAGCATGGCCTGAAATTAAAGAAGCGCTAGGCGAAGACTTCCCATATCACAAACTTGAAAGTGGTTTGGGCTATAACATTGATCATAAAATATTGACGGCCTGTGATTTTGGCGCACCAACTAGCAGAAAACGCTTTTTTCTCGTTGGCCGTAACGATGGATTAAATATTAACTGGCCAAATCCAACCCACGGAAAAGCGGGATCAGGTTTAAAACCATATCTAACCGCCGCTGATATTATTGATTGGTCTTACCCAATGCGTTCTATTTTTGACCCTGCTCGGTCTAAGCCTGTCACTGAAAAGTCGCTAATTCGGTTAGGCAAAGGTGTACAAAAATTTGTTATTGATAATGAAGACCCGTTTTTTGTAGAGCCTGAAATGGTTGTACCATTCATTACTGAACACGCTAATGCATCAAACCAGCGCAATATGCCTATTGATGAACCATTACGCACCTTGTGCGCGCAAGTCAAAGGTGGCCACTTTGCCTTAGTCGCTTGCTCAATTGTTAAATACAGGGGAGATAATGTTGGTCACAAAGTTGACGAACCACTACATACAATAAGTGCCGGTGGTAATCATTTGGGATTGGTTAAAGCTTACCTTGTTAAATATTATGGTACTGGCTCGGTCAATACATTAAATAACCCGTTAGATACTATTACGACCAATGACCGATTTGGTTTAGTGATCATTAAGGGTGAAAAGTATCAAATAACAGACATCCTAACCCGCATGTTACAGCCACACGAACTATTTGCAGCAATGGGATTCCCTGCAGATTACAAAATAGCTTTTGATTCAACAGGTAAAAAGAACACCAAGAAAAATCAAGTTGCGCGATGTGGCAATGCAGTATGCCCGCAAATTGCACAAGCATTAGTTGCAGTTAACTTTGGTGAAAACCAAGCGTCTGAAGTGGCTGCATAATGAAGAAAAAACGTTAAACGCCGCAAATGGGCATACCACTCAGTTGTTAAAGCTAAAACTTGCAAACCTATCAAATCCAGCTAAGGTTAAGAGTGCCGAAAGGCAAATAGATTTTTCATTTGTAAACCCACATTTGTGGGTTTTTTCATGCCTGAAATAAAGTAAGGCCTAAAGGCCAATAAGTTCTAATTGCTCTTCACGCGGTAGGTTTTTAATAAGGGATGCAGCTAATTGCGCAGTGGTTTTACACGGTGGGTTTAAGAAGTGATCAAACGATTGAGTAATACGAAACGTAGCCCCGCATTCACGGGTATTGGTGCACGAGCAATATAAATTAACTACATGGGCGCTTTGCTTTTCGCGTGATGTAATTGTTGCTTTAGCTTCGCAATTTGGACAAGTAACCCGCGCCATAATAACCACCAATCGTTAATAAGATACACTGTTATTATATACAGTGATTTTATGCATAACAAATAAGCATTTAATTTTATTATGTATGTACAAGCTTTTAGCTAGTGTTTGATATAGCAAGATAAGTCAGCTATTTTAACAGTCTAAATAATAGGGATATTTATGAAACTCAATTCAGTATTAATTTTGATATTTTTCTTGTTGTTCACATTCTCCAGTGAAGCAAAAAACTGTAGAAAAGGTCAACCTTGTGGCAATTCATGTATTTCTTGGAAAAAAACTTGTCGCATTGGGAGCTATAGTTACGATAAAAAAATAGGCTTTAATAGAAAAGAAAAAGTAGCTTACTCACGTTCAGAAATAAACGAATCAGAGAACGCTTCGGGTAGGTTTATAGTTACAGCATCCAAACTGAATGTAAGAGACAACCCATACACAATAAAAAATATAGTTGGTACTTTAGAAAAAGGTGAAGAAGTCTATGTGTATTCAATTGTAAATGGCTGGGCTATGATAAAATTCAATTCAACTTTTTATTATGTTAGTAGCAAATATTTGACAGATAAAACTAAACTAATTCTGAATTGATAGAGCTACTTTTTAGCTATAACTTGTTCTTTAATATCAAAGAACAAGTTATATGGTTAAGCTACTAAGCACTGGGCTCTAAATCAAAATTTAGCTGTAACTTACTGCCAATTTCAGGATCCCTTGTTACTTCATCACTCATTAATTTAATTAACGGTTTAGTCTCGTTTTTAAAATACATGGCGTCGTATTTAGTCGGGTCGCCTAGGCCTGCATTGTTTGCCGGAATAATACCCGCCAAGCCCGGTGGGAAACGGTGAGCGTTGAGTATATCTTGCGCCGATACGTTTTTAACGTTCATGAATTCGTCTTTACTTTCAAAATTACCTACAGGGATTATTTGTAAGCCTTTTTCTTTACCATTGGGTATGTTTACAAATAACGAGCGGAAGTTACCTACGCCTTTACTGTCTTGAATCTTCTCTTTTATATCGTCTTCAATGTCAGGGTCTAAGTTAGGATCAGTCGCGTACATAATAAAACCCATGTGTGCCCCGTTTAAAAAGTACTTACGGCGGAACAAGGTCGCGTCTTCATTTAATAATGTAGCTTGCAACCCGCCTAAGTAATCGGCCAAACCATACACTTGCTGCACGGGGTCGTACTGGCGAACCCAAATAATGTCGCGCTTTTTATATTTTTTAACTTGGCTATTGCGCTCAAGCACCACAGCGCCACCATCACCACCAACGCGGGTGCGGTAACTAGGTAGCGGAAACAACCTTACAATTTGCCTAAAGCCATTGCGTATTTTAAGTAGTGCCACATCACCAAATTGCACCAGGTTTAAAAAGCCTGCTTGCACTTGCTGCGCACTCATACCACCACTAATAAAACGACTTGCTGCCATATTGGCACGGCTTTGCACTATGCCGCCGTGCTGGGCATTTCGGCGGGTTAAGTTGGCTAATAAATGGCGGTCTACAGGTGGTTCCCAATACTGGTCGGTATCGTTATAAAATAGTGAGTCATAATCGGTTAGCCACATGTCGGGCATTACTTGCTCAGGCAAGCCAAACACAACGGGCGCATTTTGTTTTGTTGATTGCTGGGTTAACTGCTCAGCGTTTTGGTCTAATTCTGCATGGTCCATCGTGATTTTCTCTTATGTGCATGGTTAAGGGGTTCGTTAATAACAGCGTGGCTAATAGCAAAAAATACGTCTGCATGGCCTATGGTGTTATCGCGGCTGGCTTTAAAGGTTATGGCGCCGCCCGAGTCGGTACTGGTGCGGCGTATTGAAAGGCAGCTCATAGCAATGTCTTTATGGGATGCATCCCATTCAAGTCGGCCACCTTCAATAAGGTCTATCATTTTAAGTACTAAGCGGGTTTTACTGCCCACGCTGTAATGTATAGCGGTGGCTTCACGTGGGTACAGCGTGCTTATTGAGTCAAACACCCCCGCGCCAATGCCTGTGGTATCTACACCAATATAAGTAACGCGGTATTTGGCATAAATTTTTTGAATTTCACTCACATGGTGCGAAAAGTTCATACCGCGCCAATAGTGTTTTTCAAGTATTCTGAATTTTTCACCGGCTTTTTCTGGTGGTGCTACTACCACTAAAGCGGCGTTATCGCGAGTACGCGAGGGGTCGTAACCCAGCCATACCTCACGGTTACCAAATGGTTGTGCAGCGTTGGGTTTGTGGTCTTGCCAGCGGGTGGCATCAACCATGGCTTTTTCAAGGTCGCTAAATTTAAATATACTGTCGGCATCGTCCACAAAAATGCACATAAACAGGTTATTAAAATCATCAGCGTTGTATTCGTCGCGCAACTCGTCAATGTCGAACAACTCACAGCCGCCGCGAAGTGCATCTTCAATGGTAACTACAAAGCGCCATTGTTTATCGGGGCACAGCCTGCCGTTATCGCGTAATTCATCAAAGCTGGGAAACTCAATCTCTTCGCGTTCGGCGCGGCCTTGTCGCCAATGATCACCCGTCCAAAACGTATAAGCAGGGTGCGCTTTAGTCGATGGGGTTGAAAAATACGTTTTACGCCACTTTTTGTGCGTGGCCATGGCGCTGGCTAATTTGTTTAGCTCGTTAAACTTACCAATCCAAAAGTATTCATCTACATAAACATGGCCGTGGTAACTTTGTGCGGTTTTGCTGTTAGTACTTAAAAAGCGTAATTCGGCATCACCGTGGGCGGTGTGCAATGTAATGGGGTTTCCGGTTAGCTCTATTTCAAAAAATTCTTGCGCAATGGCAATAATATAACTGCGGAATACCTCAGCTTGAGCGCGACTCGCTGAGAGGAATATTTGTGGGTCGCCATTTAATACAGAATCTTTAAACGCTTCACCCGCTGCGTAATATGTAAAACCAACTTGGCGGCTTTTTAAAATATTACGAATACGCTGATGCAAATTTTCGTGCATCGTTTTTTGGTATTCAAATAACGAGTCGTACCAGGAGCCAAAATCCTCAGCGGTTAAATGACTAACATCATTTTTACGCTTACGGCCTTTGCTTTTTTTACTGTCGGTACCGCCGCGATTATTGTTTTTATTACTGGGTTGGTTTGTGCCGTGGGGTTGCTCTGCCTGCGCTGCTTTTTCTTGCTGGGCGCGTTGCTTTTTAAGCTTCACATGCTTTTCTATTAGCATGTCGAGCTCTTTTATTTGGTTGCCTGTTTTATCGCTTACATCGGTAAGTATTAAAATGCGGCGTGCAATAGCTTCGTCTACGTCTTCCTCGCGCAGCATATCGCGCCAATTGTATTTATCGGCCCAATAGTAAATAACACGGTTATTTGGTAGCCCCAGTTCCGCGCGTATTTCGTCGGGGGTATGGTGGCGTAAATAAAGCCGTTTTGCTGCTTCGCGTATTTCAGATGAATAAGCCATTGCTTAATATAAGTGCTCATATAATTGATAACTGAGCACAGTGTATTGGTTTACAATAAGCTTATAACCGCATAAAAAACCTCATGTTTCCTAAAACCTCAATCTAGGAATTACCAAAAAGCTAACCAATGTATTCAGCCTTTTTTTATGGCTATGCTGCGTTTAAATATTAAGTAACGCGGTAAGCAAGTAATGGCAAAGCAATCAGGTTGGGTAATTGCAGCAACAGAAGGTGCAACAGTAGACGGGCGAACCATTTCAAAAGAGTGGATCACTCAAATGGCTGCATCTTATTCGGTTGATGAATACACCGCACTTATTTGGCCTGAGCATTTTCGTTCAAGTTGGGGCCCAAGCGAAGGTAAAAACTGGGGCACTGTTGACGAAGTAAAAGCCGCTAAACAAGGTGGTAAATTACGCCTGTTTGTAAAAATTACCGCTAACGACTACCTGCTTGCTGCCAATAAAGACGGCCAAAAGCTGTTTATGTCGATTGAGCCTAACCCCGATTACAAAAGCGAAGGGCGTTGTTATTTACAAGGCCTTGCCGTTACCGACTCGCCTGCCAGTTCTGGCACCAGCCGCTTAAAATTCTCTATTGGTGATAATGAAGCCGATCACGAATATAGCCAACTCGAAACGCTACAACACAGTGACTTTATTACCACCAATAGCGAACCAACTACCCCAAATAGCAAACACGCCAAAGCGCAAAGCTTAATGGCGCAACTATTTAGCTTATTTTCTAGTGATCAGCAGCCAGCCGATCAGCAAGATGAAATCACCGAGGAAGACACCATGAAACAAGAACAGTTTGACGCCCTAATGGGCAAGTTTGAAGGAATAGAAGCCAAGGTGACTGACCTTGAAACTAAATTCAGCAAACCAGCAGCCGAAGAAACCCCGCCAGATGAAGAGCCAAAAGACGAGCCTGAAGGTGATAAAGGTGCAGCAGGCGTAACCGCTGAGCAATTTAGCCAGTTAATGGAAAAAATGGACGGCTTTGGCAAAAAGGTTGACGGCATCGAAATCAAATTTAATGCCCTTAGAAAAGAGCAAGGCGGTCAAGAGCCCGACCCAGTAGGCGGCGAAACCGTAGACCTGGTTTAACCGAACGCTTAACCACGTTTACTTTTATTAATGCATAACAGAGCGAGATAACGCATGCACTTAAATCAAACAGCCGCTGGGTTTTTACAAAAATACTCGGTGCAAGTAGCAAAATCATTTGGTGTAGAAGACGCATCACATAAATTTGCCATTTCAGACCCAATGGAAACAAAGCTACGTGCCGCGCTTTTAGAGTCGGTCGAGTTTTTACGCATGATCACCACCATGCAAGTAGACCAAATTAAAGGCCAAGTTGTAAAAGTAGGTAACTACGGTATTGCGACAGGCCGTAAAGCGGGTGGCCGTTTTACATCAGAACAAGGCGTTGACGGCCATACCTACGAATTGGTTGAAACCGATTCGTGCTCAGCAACAACATGGGCGCTGTTATCTACATGGGCCAATGCCGGTAACTTAAACGAGTTTATGAAGCTGATTAACCAAAATGCCACGTTACGTTTTGCACTCGACATGCTGCGAGTTGGTTTTAATGGTGTATCAGCTGCTGCCACATCAGACCCAGATGCTAACCCAAATGGTGAAGACGTAAACAAAGGCTGGCATCAAATCGTTAAAGAAAAAGCGGCTGACCAAATTGTTACCGACCCTGTTTACTTTGACCCAGATGGTGCAGGCGATTACAAAACGTTAGATGCCATTGTTACAGAGCTTAAAAACACGCTTATTCACCCATCATTACGTAATGACCCACGCCTAGTTGTGTTGGTTGGTAGTGACTTAACTGCTACTGCACAAACCCACATGATGAACCAAGCCGATAAGCCAAGCGAAAAAGTAGCCGCTCAGCAAATGGATAAAAATATTGGTGGTATGCGTGCATACACGCCGCCGTTCTTCCCAGGTAAACGCATTGCAATCACCATTTTAAGCAACTTGCATATTTATACGCAAAAAGGCACCGCGCACCGCAAAGCCAAAGACGAAGAGGACCGCAAGCAATACGAAAACTCGTACTGGCGTAACGAAGGCTACGCAATCGAAGAGTTTGAAGCGTATGCCGCAGTTGATGAAAGCGCAATGAACATTGGCGCTAAGCCTTAAACGCGATTAAGCAGCTAGGCCTAAGCGCCTAGCATTAACTCTAATTATTTAAAGGTAACAATGCTATGAGTGCCATTGCTAATTTTAAAAAACGCCGCCTTGCTGCTAAAACCAAAAAAGGTAATACCCAAACCACAATTACGCCGGAAACCACCGCACTTAAATTACTCGCGCAGTTACTAGGTTGCGACGAATCAAAAGCAATTGAAACCGCGCAACAATACGTTGACCAAAACATTAAATTTTTTGATTTAGGTTTTGATCCTGCCGCTGAAGGCGAAGACAAAACCGCTGTTGTATACGCGCTTGATGACAAAGTCAACATTGAAAGCGTTGATGTTTCAAACGTTGAAGATGCAACCGACGAGCTAAACGAAAGCATTAACACTGCAAGCAATGCTGCAGGCGAAATTGAAAACGCCGCAGATAAAGCAAGCGATGCAGCCAGCGACTTAGCTTACCAAGCCGATGACATTAACGCGGCTAATAGTGACTTAAAAGATACGGTTGAAGAGCTAAAAAAGCCGTCGGCGGCGCAAAAATCCTCCAATTCAAAGAAAGCAACCGAGCCAAAAAACAGCTCGAAAAAGTAAGCCTTACGGGCTCAGGTAAATACGCCCCAAGCCTGCACTTACAGCTAATTGAATTAGAAGACGACTTAAAACGGTTAAAAAGCTTTGTAAGCCGCGCCGACAAAATAGCCCACAAACGTGATGTGTTATTGCCAAAGTGGTTGCCAATAGTTGATGAATACTTGATTAAAAAGGGTAAACAAAATGAAGACAATCCTATTTTTGCTTATTGCACTGTGTGGTTATTTGATATTGGCGACCTCAGCCGTGGCATTGAGTTTGGCTTTAGAGCCATTGAGCTCAATCAGCCCATGGCTAACAGCATACGTCGCCAGTGGCCTGGCTTTATTGCCGACACTGTTTTTGATTGGGCAGACACCCAAGCTGAAAAAGGCAACAGCATTGAACCGTATTTTGGCCAAGTGTTTAGCAAGGTTGCAAACCATTGGAAATTACCTGAGCAAGTTACCGCTAAGTACTACAAGTTTGCGGGCCTTGCGTTACTGCGTAGTAAAAACGGTGATGTTTCGCCATCGCATGTCGGCGACGTGCAAAGGCTCCAACAAGCCGATGGCTACTTAGCCAAAGCCGCAGAGCTACATAAACACGCAGGCGTTAAAACAGTACGAAACAAAATAGCCATGAGATTAAGAGCCATTGCCGAGTTAAACGCCCAGTAATAGCCATTACTCCCAACCCTCCAGTGCACTAGCCGAGCGTTTAACAGGCGACTGTTAATAACCGCGTCGACGCTAAATGCACTGAACCTAATTTATTGAACAAGGTATGCGGTATGTCATTTGGATTTGAAGCAACAGCACAAAACAGCATTGAAATAGATGCTGCAAGCGGCTGGCCAGCGCTAAGCACTGGCGAGTTTCGAGATCATCGCCGCATACCTGAGTTTTACGAAGAAACGGTAATAGCTGACTCATTAAACCGCAGCGCACTAGAAGTACAACAACAAATACTCAAATATATTATGAAAGACAACACGGACGTTGCTTTCACCCAAACAAACGGTGTGCCTAACTTTAACGATAAACAGAAAAGCGTTTACCGTGGCGCCGTGTACGCCCGTTCGCATTCAGATTTAATGGGCTACTTTTCAGCGGTTGACCAAAAAGAGGCTGGCAACAACAAAGCCGATAGCGTTGATCAGCAAGACGCCATTTTAGCGCAATCTAACCGCAGCATTCGTTTACTGCTTGGCCTTGGCCGCGCGGGAGTGCATACGCTATGAGCCAAACCATTACCCAATTGCAGCAACTAACCGACTTTTTAAACTTAAGTTTAAAAGGCGCTATTCATACTAACAACATAGACGCCTGGCAAGAACGTGGCACTTTAATAATAAGCGGTGAAGACAAAGGCCAAGAGGGTTACGCAGTTGCTAAGTGGAAACATACCGCCGTAATTGCAATAGAAAAATTCCCGCACCGCAAAGTTAACCCTTATAACTTACTTGCGATGGTGGGCGCCTTTTTAATCGATAGCAGTTGGCCACGTGACGAATACGGGCTAGACGACCCTGAAATAGACATTGATGTTGTAAGTAAAGACAACGCCACCGTGTTAATTGACGTGCAACTGATTGACGACATAGAGCTAATACCCGCTGAAAACGGCCCTGTTTTATTTAACGGTGCGCGTTATTACGTATCGCTGGCGCCAATTAGTGTGGCCGAAGATGTTGACGTAGATATTAAGGGGCAATCATGAGTTTAGTGATCACCCCAAATAGCAAACAAGCGCTCAGTGCAAAGCACCAGTTGCAGCTATTAGCATTGCCAGCAGGTAAACGTGTGCGCGTACTTAAAACGCTAGGTCGTTATGAACGAAAGCTCGCCCGCCAGCGAATACGTGCACAAAACACCGTTGAGGGTAATAAGTTTGCAAGTCGCACTGATGGCAAAAAAACCAAAATGCTTAAACGCATGGGTAAAACACTAGAGCCCTACGTAAAAGGCGGTAAGCGCTTAGAGCTTAAACATAAAGCCGGGCTTACTGGGCGTATTGCGGCTCTTCACCAAGAAGGCGGCAGCGAGCAAATGACCTCAACACGCATGAGCCGTATTCATGGCAAGCCAGATTACAAAGCACCGTGTACACGTAGCCAAGCAAAAGCATTGGCAGCCGAGGGTTATAAAGTACGCAGAGCAAAAGGTAAAGGCTATCGCCGCGCAACAATAAAAGAAATTGCAGGGAGCTTAACCCATGGCAAAGCCACATTAGTGTTAAGTAAATTACGCGGCCAAAAAAGCCGCAAAAGCTGGCCAATACCTGTAAAGGCTCGACCATTTTTAGGCGACACAACCGCCAACGTGCAAGCACAGCTAGCAACCATTTTAAACCAACTCAATAAACGAGGATAAACCCATGTCACTAGGTAAAGTGCAAGTTAACAATCTGAATTTAGGGCAAGGCGACATCCAAGGTGTTGAACGACACTTTTTGTTTGTTGGCCGTGCGGGTTCAGCCGATGAGGAAAGCCAATTATTCAGCGTAGGCGCTCAAACAGTATTAGCCGACACCTTTGCAGACAGCCCATTGCTTGAAATAGTAAAAGCCGCGCAATTAAATGCAGGCCAAAACTGGACTGCAGCGGTTTACCCACTGGCCGAAGGTGAAAGCATTACTGATGCCATTGACCGAGCCAACGAAGTACAAAGCTTTGAAATGGTTGTTGTATGTGATGAGCAAACAACCAGCGCAGGCTTAACCGATATTCACGACCACCTAACATCATTGCAAGCGACATTAGGCCGCTTTGTATCAGCATTAGTTGCCGTACCAGGTATTGATGTAGCTACACAAACATGGTCGCAATATGAAGCCGCAACCATTGCACTGCAATCTGATATTGCCGCGCACTTAGTGGTACCCGTACCACAGTTACACGCTAATAACGTAGGCGTATTAGCAGGACGACTATGCAACCGCAGCGTAAGCATTGCTGACAGCCCAATGCGCGTAGCAACAGGCAGCGTATTAGGTTTAGGCGAAGCACCCGTTGATACGAACGATGACCCGTTATCACTTGCCACATTAGAAACATTAGCGAATGCACGCATGAGCGTACCGCAGTGGTATAGCGATTTTGAAGGGACTTATTGGAGCGATGCACAAACGCTAGATGCCGCCGGCGGCGATTACCAATACCTTGAGCATTTACGCCCAGTGCATAAAGCCAGCCGCGAATTACGTGTATTAGCGATTCGCCGTATTGCCAACCGCGCCCTTAACTCAACACCAAACAGTATTGAACTAAACAAGGCGTATTTTATGCGCCCACTACGCGCCATGAGCAAGAGCACCACCATTTTAGGCACGCAGTTTCCTGGTGAAATACAGCCACCGGTTGAAGGCGACATAAATATTGTATGGACCAGTAATAAAAGCGTGGTTATTTACATGGTGCTGCGCCCGTACAACAGCCCAAAAGAAATTACCGTAAATATTTTGCTTGATTTAAGCAGCAACTAGGAGCACTCACCATGCGTTTATCAGGAATGAATTTTAACGTGAACTTGGGCGACATTATGGTCCAAGTTGACACCGCTTCGCTGGCTATTACCGACAACAGTGCGGTAAGCCAAACCAGTGGCGTACCCGATGGCTCAGTTGATGGCGATGTATCGGCCAGCGGCGAACTGTCGGTTAACGCGAGTAACTTTGCGCTTATATCGGATGCTGCAAAAAGTGCCGGTTCGTGGCGTGGTATGGAACCGTTCGACATTATGTTTTACGCCAAAACCAGCCAAGACGAAATGAAAGTAGAAGCCTTTGGTTGCCGCATTAAGCTAAGCGACATTTTAGACATAGACAAAAAAGGCGGCAGCGCCAGCCTGTTTAAAATTCCGTTTGATGTAACCGACCCTGACTTTGTAAAAATTAACGGTGTGCCGTACCTGCGCCCCGACGAAATTGAAAACATAGTGCAATAAGGTAGTTAGTAAATGGATGATCTAGACCACCTAGTTATTGCACAGGAACGCGCCGATCAGCAGTTTATTGATCAGCGCCTAAAAGGACTTAACAACGCCAATAAAATCAGTGCAACGGATTGCATTGATTGCGGCGACCTAATACCTAAAGCACGGCGCAAAGCAGTACCCGGTGTGCAGCGTTGTGTACCGTGCCAATCGTTAAGCGAGTAGCAAAATGAACAATATCAAAGTGAATTTTAAGTTTATCGCCGCACTGGAAGGTGGCCCACAGCTATCTGGCTATGTGCCCGATGCTAAACATTCTAATTCGGGGGTCACTATTGCCACCGGCTTTGATATTGGCCAATGCGATGAAGCGGCACTTAAGTATTTATTGCCCGAATTTATCGCTAACAAATTAAAGCGTTTTTGCTTATTAAAAGGCGAACAGGCGCTAAAAGCTTGTAAGCAGAACCCGCTTAGCATTAACGAAAACGAAGCAAGCATTATTGATTTATGTGTAAAGCAGCAATCAATCGATTACCTAGTTGCTACTTACAACCAGCACTCAACGGTTGAATTTGCACAGCTAAGCGAACCCATGCAAACCGTGATTGCATCGGTGGCGTTTCAGTACGGTCATTTGGCCAAGCGTTGCCCTAATTTTTGGCGCTACGCCATAACACAAAATACTCAAGCCATGATCAGAGAGCTCGTTGATTTTGGCGACCGATACACTACGCGTCGCTGGCGTGAAGCAAGTTACTTAAAACAGGCAGGGCACTAATTATGGAATGGCAAAAAATTGCAAACACAGTAGGCGGTATTGCTGGCGCAGTAGCTCCATTATTAACAGGGCCTGTAGGTTTAGCGGTAAGTATAGGTAGCCAAATAGCAGGTGCTTTAGGTACAGATAACACACCAGAAGCCGTAGCCGCTGAGCTAAAAAACAATCCTGATGCAGCGCTTAAGTTACAGCAGTGGGCACACGAAGAACGCGAACAGATACGCCAGGCTAATATTGAGCTACAAAAAATCGCACTTGAAGAATACAAGGCAGATTTAAACGACCGCCAAAATGCACGAACTAACAATAAAGATCATTGGATGCCCTCAACGCTCACAATTTTGTTGTTTGTTTTGTTTTCAGCGGTATTGGGGGCGTTGTTTTACGGCCCCGACATTGAGCGAAACCGTGACCTAATCGTGTACTTGGTTGGCAACTTATTTGTGCTACTGGCCAACGCCGCTGCATTTTGGTTAAGCGCTACTAAAAGTTCGAACGATAAAGATAAATTAATGAATCTAATGCAAAAAACGTCAGGGCAAGGAGTAGCAAAATGACACAGTGGATAATGGTTGCTATATCAACAGCCGCGTTAATTTTGAGTGTATTAGTGCCCATTATTGTGGCGCTGAATAGAGCAAATAAAGATACGGCCAAAGAGCTAAGCGATCATAAAACCCATGTGGCCGAAACCTACGCCACTAAAACCGATTTTGACAAATTAACCGAACGCATGGAGCGCCAATTACAAAACGGATTTGACACACTCGAAAGACTATTAACCAAATCTAAGGATTAACCCATGAAACAAGCAATTATATTAACCATCGCCGCTACTGATTTTACTTTTAACATGACCGTGCAAGATCACAGCGACTTTGTAGACCTTGTTGCCCGCGGTGGCTCAATGACCGCAGCGTCACACAACATGGTAATGCGCACCATTAACGACAAACAAAAAGCTGATCTTAAAAAGGTACTTGAAAGCTCACCAGGTTCTGAGCTGCAAATTGCGTCAACGCTTAAAGCTGAGTTTTCGCCAGTGCTGGAAATTGCCGTAAAAAAATAGAAGGGCTGATTGATTCAATCGACTCGAATCAGCTTGAACAACTGTTTATTTTACGCCGTCATTTTTTGCCACATGAGCAAGACGACGAGCAAAACCTAGCCCGCGCTGGTTGGTTGTATAAAAACCAGCGCGAAAACCTAGAAAACATAATAACCAATGCTGTGTGCAAGGCCTTTGGGGGCAAGTAAATGAGTTTACCGCAACCGCTAATGTTTACCGTTGGCATGATTGACCAAATAACAAAGCCTATTGCCAAAGTAAGCAATAGCTTAAATGGGTTAACCAACGACTACCAACGCGGCACCATGAAAATGGCGTCGGGCGTTGCGGGTATTGCTGCCAGCGGCTATGCACTACAAAACGCATTAATGCCAGCCATTGAAATGGACCGCGCATTAGGCGAGGTTAAATCGCTAGGTGTGCGCGAATCGGCCTTAAAACAACTTACCGATACCTCTTACGAATTTGCCCTTAAATACGGTAAATCGTCTACCGAATTTGTTAAATCAAGCTACGACATACAAAGCGCCATTGCCGGATTAAACGACAACGACCTATCAGCGTTTACTATGTCGAGCAACGTACTGGCCGCAGCCACTAAAGCCGATGCCGGCACTATTACCAATTACATGGGCACCATGTATGGCATTTTTAAAAACCAAGCTAATGCCATGGGTAAAAGTGAGTGGGTAGAGCAACTAACAGGTATGACGGCCACAGCAGTACAAGCGTTTAAAACAACAGGCGCTGAAATGTCATCGGCGTTTACATCAATTGGTGCTGAAGCAACAAGCGCCGGTATTGGTATGAACGAGCAAATGGCCATACTCGGTACGTTGCAAGCGACTATGTCGGGCAGTGAAGCCGGTACAAAATATAAATCGTTTTTAGCCGGTGTAGGTAAAGCGCAAGATGCCCTTAATTTAAGTTTTACTGACAGCCAGGGCGCTATGCTGCCAATGGTTGACATACTAAACCAAATTAAAGGGAAATACGGCGAAACGATAGACGTAGCTGAGGGTGACGAACTCAAAAAAGCATTCGGCTCAAGTGAGGCCGTAGGCACTATAAAATTACTAATGAACGATATTGACGGTCTAGGCCAATCAATTGATTCGTTAGGTAACGTAAACGGTATGCAACAAGCTGAAAAAATGGCAATGAGCATGACCGACCAAAGCGAGCGACTAAGCCAAAGCTGGTTTGTTATTCGCGCTGCGTGGGGCAGTGCAATACTCCCCGTATTTAACGACTTTGTTGGTTTAATTGCCGACATGGGTACAGGCGTAGTGGCCTTTACCGAAGAATTTCCAACACTGACTAAATACATTGGCTATGGCGCCGTTGCGTTACTTGGCCTTGTTGCTGCAGGTGGTTTGTTCACACTCATAATGGGCGCGGGCAAAATGGCTATGGTTGCATGGGGAGTGGGTGCAATGGCATGGACAGGTATTAATGCTGCGCTTACATCGGGGTTAAGTGCCTTAAGAGCCGTAATGCTTGCGGTAAACCTTGTGATGTACGCCAACCCTATCGGTTTAATTGTAGCTGCAGTGGCCGCTGCAGTTCTTGCCGTTGGTGCTCTGATTTATTACTGGGACGATTTAAAAGCAAGCTTTGCTGATATTAGTTGGGTAAGCGTTTTGCTTACGGGCCTTGAATACGCTTGGAAAGCTGTTGAAGTGTTATTTGCACCAATACTGTGGGCCATTGAACAGCTGGCCGATTTAGCAGGCATTGAAATAGACACTAGTTTTGAGGGTATAAAAGGCTCGTTAGGTATTGATGCGCCTAAGCAGAGTGATTCAGCAGCAACCATGCCTAGCATTGCCGCAATAGCTCCCGTTAAAAGCCGTGTTGAGCGCGGCGGTATCACCCAACAAATAAGCAACGCAAACCAACATAAGTCGACCAGTGTAGGCACGGTTAACGTGTACCCAGCCAAAGGTGAAACCAACTACATGAACTTTGTTGAGATGCACTCATGAGTATTTATCGCGACTTACAAATATTAAATGGCGACGTGGTGCTAGATGCCGGTAAAAACCCGACGTATTTAACCGATCGTGACGTTATAGCCCAAGACATAGTACACGCTATTTTAGACACCGGCCTTGCAAATTTATTAGTGAGCGATAGAGGAACCAGCGTAACCAACGACACACAAACAAAAATAAAACTATTGGTAGAAGATGACGTTCGCATTATGCCAGGTACGGTGCAAGTTCAGCAAAACGAAATAAACAAAGGCCAGTGGTGGGTGTACGCACAAACAATAGACTTCGGTGAAATTTCATCGTTATTAGTAGAGGCACAGTAAATGGCTGATGAAACCCCAACAATTAATTTTACCCGTATTGTAGAAAATGCAGGTATTCCTACCACAGAAGACGGGTGGAAAACCTTATTTAAGCAAGACGTAGAGGACCAAGGCAGCATTATAGCCAATGACTCTATTTACTCACCTTTTTGGCGATTGATTAGCGCCATTGTGGCGAAGCCTGCAGCGTGGATAGTCAACAAAGTATTAATTGAAAAAATACTCCCCAATTTATTTTTGCAAACAGCCACCGACAGCGACTTTATTGAAGCCAAAGCGTGGGAGCATGACTTAACCCGCAAAAGTGAAGAACGCACACAAGGAAAAGTGCGTTTTAAACGTGCAGCAAGCCTTGGCCCTAGCTTACTCATTAGCGCAGGAACGGTAATACAAACCGATGCCATAAACGGGACTATTTACCGAGTGCTTACGGTTGATGATGTAATACTGCCAGAAAACCAAAGCAGCATATTAGTAAACGTAATTGCAGAAAACGCCGGTGCAGCCTACAACCTTGGCGCTGGGTATTACCATATATTACCGGAATCAGTAACGGGCATTGGCAGTGTAAACAACGACGCTGAATGGATTGATGTGCTGGGCGCTGATGCTGAAAGCAATCAAAACTTAAAGCTTAGAACACGCAATGCATTTACTGCCGCAGCCCCTTGGCATATTGATGCCGTATATACCGCCATTATGACTGAGCGATCAGGCCTTGATACTGACAATATATATTTTGAACACGATGCACCGCGCGGGCCAGGTACAGCAAACGCCTTTATTTTGTTAGACATTGGCGAGCCTTCGCAAATATTACTTGATGATTTAAACGACTATGTAATGCAGCAAGGGCACCACGGCCACGGCGACGATATTTTAGTATTAGCAATGCCAGGCGTATTGGTTGATATAGGGGTAACTGTTTATTTAGTTAATACCTTAACCAATGAAGCCGCCATAGAAGTTAAGCAAGAAATAGACAACTTTATACGCTGCGCATTTAGAGAAAACACCGACTATACCGCCACTAAAACACTGCCAACAAGCCGCTTTAGCTTTAGCCGGTTAAGCCAAGAGCTACACCGTAACTTTGCTGATATTGAATCGTTAAATTGGCACCAAGGCGACATTACCAGCGCAAATGAAGTGCCGCGTTTAGGTTCGTTAACCGTTGAACTTGGGAGCTAACCATAATGGCGTTTGATTTTAACGTAATTACTAAAATGCCTTATTGGTTGGCTCGCCCAGCCAGTGAGCTGGATAAATTACGCAAAGGCGCTGTTATTTATTGGCACCGTTTAAGCGATTTATTGGCATGGCCTGCAAAGCAGCTTGACCCAATGACAGCCGAAATTGAATTAGTGCACTTATTAGCGTGGGAACGTGACGTAGAGCAAATACCCCAAGAAGACGAAGTAATGTACCGGGTGCGCGTTAAGTTTGCACTGCAATTTGCAAAAGGCGCAGGGAGTACTGAAGGCTGGCTTGCCATGTTTAAAAAGCTCGATATGCCTTATGTAGAGATAGCTGAGCGTTTTTCGGTATCTGACTGGGACGTTATAAACCTAAAACTTACGGATGATGATTTAGGCGAGCGACAGAACCTTATTAATTACATTGTTAGGCAATACGGGCGTACCGCTAGGCGTTACCAGTATCAAACAGTAGCAGAAATGAATACATACGGTGGCTTACAGTCATTTGATAACCACAGCGATTACACCGTTGCAAAAATAGATCAGGAGAGTTAAATCATGTCACAAGTAGTTACTAACGCAGGCGAAGCCTTATTTGCACACAAAGCGCAGGCAAATGAGCAGTTAGATATTGATACGTTTATTTTTGCTTATGTTCCAGGACAAGATTCGCAAGCACCGGTAGACCGCAGCGAAGGTTTGCCGCCAACTGCACAGCGAGTGCATACTCAACCCGTTCAGCAAGTGGGCCGTATTAATAGCAATACGGTGGTTTACTCTACCGTATTAAACAGCCTAACAGGCCCGTTTGAATTTAACTGGGTTGGATTGTATTCATCTGTAAATAATACGCTGGTAGCTATTAGCCATGTAAAAAGCGTAAACAAAACAATTACAGAATTGGGCAATGCAGGTAATACGCTAAACCGTAACTTTGCCATTGAGTACTCAGGTATTAGCGATATAACCGGTATTACAGTCGCACCAGAAACATGGCAACTAGATTTTAGTGCCCGTTTAGCTGGCATGGATGCGTTAACCCAAAACTTAGCAATGGATATGAATGGCCGCGACTGGTTTATAGGTGATGGGTTTAAGGTAGAACCGACAGCTAACGATGATGAATTTAGAGTTATTGCGGGTGTAGGTTATGTACATGGAATGCGTGTAGAGCTTGAACAAGACTATGTATTTAGTGTGCAAAGCTACCCACAAAATGTATATGTCGATGTTTGGTTTGAAGGCGATGCAGATAGTGCTTGGAAAACAGTTAGTAGATTTGAATTATCAACTGTTGAAGTTAGTAATTACAATGATGAAATGGGTTTAAAGCACTATAAATTTAATCTTGCTTTAATAGAGGGAAGTGATGTTTATACAGATCTCCGTGTTCAAGGAAAAATAAGTAAAGAAATTTCAGACCATGTTAACAAAGAAAATAGCGCTCATAATGCTGAATCTATCAACTGGAATGGGTTAAGAACAAATAGTAATGAAGTAGGAAAAGCAGCTATAGCGCTTAAAAAGAAGATACTTACAGAAAATGATTTTAACAAAACAGTAGAAACTGGTTTGTATTTAGGTTTTGGTGATGAAGCAGGCATAAATAGTTCAATCAATGCACCAAAGGGAAGTGGTAACGTTAGATTTTCGGTTTTTGTACATGTAGATGATGGTGTAATCTTTCAAGAAGCAACTGCTGGGAATCAAAAGAGGGGTCTAAGATATTATCGAACCGCTTATGTTGTTTCGGATAAATACGAAGATGCTTTAAAAAATTCTAATTGGAATACTATACCGACATTAGACTCACCTAATACTTTTATTGACGAAGTAGATTCTACGCAATCAATGATTAACCTAGAGCATTATTCAGATGGAAAGGGCTTAAATTCACAAACGTATGGGTTAGATATACATAATAACCCCGGAGCTAAGTCTGCTGTTGTTGTACATCAATACAGTGATGATACCCCAGCGGTTTGGCTTGATAATACTGATGATCAGCCAATGGTTAGAATAAACAATACGCACAATAGAGTTAGGAATCCAGATGGCCCAGAAACATCTAGAGGCGATTTTTTAGAACTGAAAACTGAAGGTTTGACAAAACTTAGATTGCGTCACGACTTTGTATTTGAAGCTAATAAGGTTACACCTATTTTCTATGGTGCATTCGATGGATTTGCAGCGCTACAAATACAGACACCAAACGGCAATCTATCAGACACATTACAGATAAAAAGAGCTAATACTAGCAATGCTGGATCTGCCATAAATGTAGAAAACTCTGGCGGAATCGGCCTGCGCGTTAATCAAACAGGTGCTGGTTTAGCTGCATTTGTGAGAAGTGACCAAAACACTGATGTTGTCCAAATTGAGAAGAACTCAAATGGGGAAGGAGACGTTCTGCAAATTAGGAATAAAGGAAAAGGTCAGTCGTTAAGGGTCGAAGATTCAGAGGGAAACACTACATTTGCAGTTGATAATGTTGGATTAATAAATTGGAAAAGTGATAATCAGCAGAATTCTGTTGGTGAAAGCGGGAGCGCTGCCATCCTACCATCAGCTCCAGAAACTTATTTGAAAATTAAAGCAGCCAATGGAACAGTACTGTTAGTGCCGGCCTACTTACAAGGGTAGAAATAAATGCTTACTCTGAACTCTACATCAATAAACCTAAAATCACTTCACATCACGGCAAGCCTTGAGCTTGCCAGCGAAGATGCGAGCGGCCAATCATCCAGTACAGACCAAGCTGAAACAGGAACTAAAGCTAAAAAGCTGATAGTGAGTGGTTTATTGCCCTTCACTAATGCTGATCATTTAGCTGAACTGTTTACCTTGGCCGAAGCAACAGAAAGTGGTGCGCGTTCTATTTATCGTATAAGTAACCACACGGCCAGTGCACTAGGTGTTAAACAAGTGCGCTTTAGTAGCAAGATTGAAGCGGTGGAGCAAGAAACCACGCGGCAATGGGCTGTTAGCTTTACGCTGAGCGAATACCGATCAGTGCCGCAAAAAGTAGAAGAACGCACACCCGATGCAACGGCCAATGTGCAAGGCGGTGATACAGGTGTTCAATATGCAAATATTAGCCAGCATCTAAACGAAAACTTTGCCGAACTGAGAACAGCATAATGACGACGGCTAACGCGCGTTTTATATCTCGTGCTTATGTCAACGATTCAAAAGTTGATATGAAAGAGCACTGGATAGTACTGCAATCATCAACGCCTGGTACATGCCAAATTACGGTTAATCAAAAGGCTGATAAGCTGACGCCGATAGCGGTTGATCTAGGGTGGGGTGATATGGTCGATCGTGTATTTAGTGGCTATGTTGAACGTGTAATGCCCACAGTGAATGGCTGGTATACATTGTTTTGCCGTGAATGGGCGGCATCACTTACTTATAATTTAAGTGTAATGCTGCGCCACCCAACCATGCGCCAGGTACTTGACGAAATTACTAATCAAACAGGTATAGAGTTTGTTATACCAAACGCTGCTTATGTTGATACGGCCATACCGTGTTTTTACTCTGATAGCTCAGGCTATGCCATTTTAAATAACATAGGCCGCGCATTTAAGATTAACGATTTTGTCTGGTATCAGCAGGGCAACGGTAAAGTTTACGCGGGCAGTTATGCTGATTCGTTTTGGACTGATAAACCAATTACCATAGCAAATGGTTTAATGACTGATCATCAAGCAGGAAGAACCGCCACTATGCCAGCCGCCCCCATGATACGCCCAAACGTAACCGCTAATGACGAACGTATAACAGCTGTTGAGTTTAAAGGCACTAACATGCAGATAAGTTGGTGAACATGGATAAATCAATACAAAGAATAGTACGCCGGCAGTTTCCAGAACTAACGGGCCAATTACATTTACCGCGCTGGGGTAGAGTAGTTGCATTGCCTGAACTACCAACTGATGATGGCGAGCGCGGTAGCGATGCATTCTACCCACGCTATGCTGTTAACGTTCAGCTTATTGACGAAAACGGCACAGACACCAAATCAAAACCACTTCAAGCTGTGCCGTTACCATTACCAGGTGCAGGTGATAAAGCAGGCCGATTAGAACCGCCGGCTATTAATTCTATTGTAGAAATTGGCTTTGCTTATGGGCGAGCAGATAAACCATTCATCAGAACAGTATTGCCTTTTGGTTGGGACTTACCTGCAATCAAGGAGGGTGAAATCCGCACACAAGTACGCGAGGGTGTTTATCAGTTCATTGATGATCAAGGCAACTTTGAAAACAAAACAGACGAATCATTAAAAGACATCATCGGCAAATTAGCCGACCTACAATGTGAAACCCGCAAAGTAATAGCAACTAAAGAGCAAGACCACCGAAGCCCAAAAACATGGTTAGGCAGTGAAGGCGAGAACGTACTTAAGTTATTATCAGAGTTAATGGCAACAGTAAGCGCCTTGGCTAACACATGTGCAAGCCACACACACAAGGGCGTAGCAGCAGGAACAGCAAAAACCCAAGCACCAGAACAAGCCGGAGAGTTTAGCGGCCAAGCATCACAAGCCGACGAACAAAAAGGCAGGCTAGACCCAATAACAAAATAGCATCAAAGCCACCCAAACAAGCCCAGCACCCTGCTGGGTTTTTTATTGTCCTCCATTCATTGCAGTAAAGTTATCGCCGTCTAGGTTGGTCAGCGTAGTTTCAGTCACGGAAAACAACCCCACACAGAATGTATGCCACGAAATCCGCACTCTTCCTCACCCTCCAGTCG